GGATGCGCATCGTGCATACGTGACTTGATTACAGAATTTAGAAGGCAGTTGAATAAAGTGGATAGCAAATAATTGTTAATATCAAAAATTTACAAGATGGCTTTTACAAAAGGAATATCAGGCAACCCAAATGGTAGACCTATGGGTGCAATTAGTGACAAGGTAAAAATGTGGAATGATTTGGGCGATTGGTTTGTGCAAGAAGGTGCATCCAAGTGCATGCGCATAATGAATGATATGGATGATGAGGAATACATCAAACACTACACTGCATTGCTTGAGTTCTTCAAACCAAAACAGGCACGCATCACACACAGCGGTGACGACAAAGCACCCGTAATCATTCAGGTTCATTCGGACCTGTAACAAAAACACAACAAAAACTACAATACAATAGGGCATGAAGATGAATGTAAACATAGCAGCAAATGCAAAGGGTGTGACACTGGGCAAGTACATCGACTACCAGAATGCAGTTGACAAAACAGAGCAGGTGCATATCATAACCGGGAAGAGCAGTGAGAGCATAAGACTATTGCAGGCCCATGTGATTGATCAAATAATAATGCAGTTTGAAGCGGTGTTGCATTTAGGCAGTAATGACTTTGAGCGCAAGGTGCGTGTAGGTGCGATTGAATTAGGTTTCATTCCCAACCTGCAAGAGATGACCTTTGGTGAGTATGTGGACCTTGACAGCGCATGCACAAGCTTGTACAAAGACGCAAAGGTGAATGGTGAAGCTGCACTCAAAATGATGTGCATACTATACCGCCCCATCAAAGCAAAGTTTGGCAACTTTTACGATATTGATGCATACAAGACTGAGGCGAAAAGAAAGTACATAGATGCAGTGAAGGAACTAACACTGGACCATGTACTAAATGTATTGCTTTTTTTTTCGACTATCGAAACAGAACTATACAACACTTCCCTAGAATATTTGGCAAAGGAGATAACGGAGATAGTGAAGGAGATGACGGAGGTACACCAGACGGCTTAGATGCCTATGGTTGGTTTCACATCATTGAATCACTTGCAGAAAGAGACATCACAAAGTTTGATGCAGTCACTGAAAGAATGGCAACGGAAGTGTTTACGCACTTGACTTACTTAGCAGATTATGTGTACGTGCAAAAAGTAGAAATGCAGAAAAGAAGAAATCATGGATAGTTACAATTATAGTTACAACGTATTGATCAATCGACTTGAGGCATTTGCAGCAGGTCACTTTTTAATACGCAGATTTACGCATGGGCAAATTGATTTGAGTGATCAGTTGCAAGATGATCAATACCCCTTCATGCACGTTACGCCCGATACGATAGAACCAATTTCAGGGGGCATGCAGTTCGGTTTTCACATCATGTTTGCCGACATACCACGAGACAAAGAATACAAGGCAGAATACCAACGTGAAGTGATTAGCGACTGCATACGATTAGGGCAGGACCTTATTGCAGAAGTGCAAAATGGTTTGGAGTTGTTTGGCTTCAATGTGCAGCTTGTCGATAAGCCAGTGTTTGAGCCATTCATGGAAGAGCAAAAGAACACGGTGACAGGTGTTGCATTCACTATAAAATTAGAAGTGCCTTGGGATTGGTCCGCATGCGACATCCCTGCAATATGGTCCATTGGTGGTGCAGGTGGTAGCGGTGGTAGTGGTGTTGGCTATGGTGTATTGCTACGAACAAATAGTATAGACAACACCGTTCAAAACATATTGAACTTAGTTGATGGCACTGGCATAAACATAACTGACAACGGGAATGGATCGGTAACGATTGAGGCAACGGGTGGCGGTGGCGGTGGTGAATTTGTAAGTACTGAATACAACACTGACCACACAACTGCAACAGGCAATCAGTATTTAGTTGGTGATCGTGTGTGGTATAACGGCAATGTGTATAGAGCCACTGCCAACAACGATGCAATTATACCAACCAACACAAGCTATTGGACACTTGTTGGTGTAGGTTACAGGTTGCGACAAACACCTGTTGATTGGAATGCAAGTACAGGTGATCATCAAATACTAAACAAGCCAACGATTCCAACCGAGTTGAATGACTTGACTGATGTTCAATACAGCAGCCCACAACAAGACGATGTGTTGCTGTTTGATACACCAAGTAATGAATGGCAAAATGGTCAATTAGGTGCAGTTGCTTATTCAAATGACTACAATGACTTATCTAACTTACCAAGCATACCTGCGGCACAAGTAAACAGTGATTGGAATAGTGTAAGTGGTGTATCTGAAATTTTAAATAAGCCAACTTTAAATAGTGGCACAGTCACATCGGTAGCACTTACAACACCAGCTGCATTCAGTGTAACGGGTTCACCAATTACGACATCAGGCACACTTGCAATTACGGGAGCAGGCATAGCAGCGCAGTATGTAGATGGATCAGGCGCATTGCAAACCTTTCCAACTATACCAACAGCACTGCCACCAAATGGTGCAGCAGGTGGTGATTTATCAGGCACGTATCCAAATCCAACTGTGCATAGAATACATGGCATAGATATGCAAAGCGGTACACCAACAGCTAACGATGTTTGGTTGTATGGTGGTGCACCTGCAAAGTGGCAACATCAATCAGTAAAGACAGTTAATAGCACATCGATTTTTGGTAGTGGAGATATACCAACAGGCACAGTTACATCGGTTGCTGCATTGACGATAGGCACATCAGGTAGTGACTTAGCAAGTAGTGTAGCTAATGGCACAACTACACCAGTCATCACGCTAAATGTACCAACTGCAAGTGCTGCAAATCGTGGTGCATTAAGTGCTGCAGATTGGTCTACCTTCAATGGTAAGCAAGCAAGCATCGGATTGACTACAATAGGCAACAGCATTGCAACGCTAACAAATCCAAGTGCTGTAACTTACTTGCGTGTGAATGCAAATAATACAGTCAGTGCAATATCACTTGCAACTTTAAAAAGTGAGTTAGGTTTAGGCAGTGCTGTAGTGTCAACTGATCAAACAACTACAGGTACTGTTTACCAAAATGTGACTGCATTAAACTTTGCAATGACAGCAGGTAAAACTTACAAGTGGCGTGCAACTATTTGGGTAACGGCAACAACTACGGCATGCTTTTCAACCAATGGACCAGCAGGCACAACGATTTACCGATTCACTTTAGGCAGTGGCGCATCTACTAACATAGTAAGTAATGGAAGCGCAAATAATACAGGTGTTGTTGTTGCGGTTGGTAACAATAGAATTGTGAGTGCTGATGGTATTTATGTAGCAACTGCATCAGGCACATTTAATATATCAATGATAAGTCTATCTACGGGTGGTGTAGTTGTGAAAGCAGGTAGCATAGTTGAATACGAAGAAGTATTGTAATGGCAGATGCATTTGAGGACATACTAAACGAATACGCAGTAGCTGTAATTGAGCGTGCGCAATCCAACCTACGCATCACAAGAAGGGTGCGTGGTAAGGTAGTCAATCGCAATGCATCAGGTCACTTAGCAAAGTCACTTTACTACAAGTTAAAGTTCCGTTACAACAAGCCAACACTTGACTTCACTGTGTCAAATGACCAAGCAGGTAAGTATGCGGATGTGATTGAGTTTGGTAGAAGAGCAGGCGCAAAGATGCCACCAGTAAAACCTATTGAAGCATGGATACGATTAAAACCTTTGAAGCTTCGCAATAGACAAGGACAATTTATTAAGGCAACAGAAAGCAATATAAAAAGTGCAGCATTTGCAATAGCAAAAAGCATTGGTGAGAAAGGTATTGAAGGCATCAACTACTATCAAGAAGCAGTAGACGATACGTGGGAAGAGTACAAAGACAAGTTAATTGAAGGCTACGTGAAAGGCATTGAACAAAGATTTTTACTAAACAAAAGATAATGGCAATAACGATAAATGACCAACCATATACATGGGCATTGCGTGGGCAAAAGCTAATGATTGTTGCAATCAGTGATGAGGTTGGCAATACTGGATTCAAGTATGGTGTTGAAGTAATACTAAATGGAGTGCCTTATCAATTCTATTTAAGTCCTGCACCTGATGACAGGCTGTACTTCGACATGAACCCATTGCTTGACACGATGCGTAACTATGAGCCACAAAACTTTCACTTTGCAACCGATAATACGCAGGCAGATACAAGTGGCATGACGCTAACATTCACACTTACTGAGTGGTGGATTGTCGCAGGTGTATTAGATCAAAATCCGGGCAGTGAGGTTTATGGC